CGTTTGAAGGTAGGTAAGCAGCTTCGTAAGTCGGTTTTGAGGTTGTGATATTGTTTAGGATATTACGAGTTAGGTCCATTCCCTGCTGTCTAAACTTTAAAGCAGTGTCTCTGATATACATTCCCGTACCGAAAGACATTACTAAGTCATCATTATAACCATGTTGTGCTTCTGCTCTACCATTCTTCCAGATAAAGACTTTCATCTCCTCAAGTAAACGTTTAGATTGAATAGTTACTGCTTTTTCATTAACGTATTCTTGGAATTTACCCACTACAATTGGTCTTGTTCTTGCATTCATTGAGAAACCTGCTACCAGACTTGAGTTTGGATCGTATTGATCGAAATAAGTCTCGGCGGTTATATTCCCATTCTTAGGAGAGTAGTATAAATTACTGTATCCTCTATCAATAATAGTCTGAATGGTTGACCATCCTATAGATGCATTCTCCACTACTAGCAGAGCATCGTTATATTCACTAGCAATCCCTACTAGTAAATGACCAAACTCCTTAGTTCCAAGTTGTCCCTTGTATTCCCCTACTTGAACGTTGTTCTCAATATCAAGAATATGGAAGGCTGAGTGATCTTTTCCGTCGCCTCTTGCTACGTCTGCTACTACCATGTAGGATCTTGAGTAATCAACTGGTTCCCAGATCCATAAATTCTGATCTGCACCGCGTCTCTCTACTGGATCCTTAATGTAAGTCTGTTGGTAGAATTCTAGATACTCACCGTAAAAGACTGTATCTCCGGAAGTAGAAAAATCAGTATCACATTCCTGTGCTGCAAGTCTTGGATCTCCTAGTAATTCGTTCTGTCTGTCTCTCCAGGCTTGGTCTCTCTCCGGATGTACAAACCAAGGTAGTTTAATTGGTAGGAAATCATTCTCTCTAGCTTCTGCTCTTACCCAGGTCTGGTGGAACCAGTTACCGGTTCCGTTTGGAGTTGATAATACAATCGCACCACCCCCGGTTGCTAGCGTTTGCTGTGCTGCTCCCCAGGTTTCTGCAATGTTATCAATGAATGCAGCCTCGTCAATTAGCAGTAGTGATACAGCTTCTGAACGAGCAGAGTCTGAATTTGATGATTTAGCTTGTATTTTTGATCCGTTTGTTAGTCTTAATGACAATTTATTATGTTCTACCGATGGTACTGTTAACCAGGATGGCAGATTTTCATACATAAACTGTACTTTTGTTACAAGATTTCGTGCAGTTGCTTGGGTTGTTGCAAGAGTTAGTATGTTTTTATCTTTATGAAAAAGCATTAACCATAGTGCATATCCTGCTCCTAAGGTGGAAATACCTAACTGTCTTGACTTTAATATGATAGAATAAGGGTTATCCTGGAAGTGTTTTAATACTTTTTCTTGAAAAGGATATAAATGGAATAAGATCCTGCCTCTTTGTGGATGCTGAATGTAGCAGTATTTTTTCATAAAATGTATCGGATCAACGACACACTTCACATACTCCTGTCTTATTATTGTTTTTAAATCCTGGCTCATACTTAATATAAAATGCCTACTAAAAGGATAATACTAGAAACTCCATATGCAATGTATTTCTGTATTCTCTGAGATAGGTATGCTTTTTTATATTCTTCGATAATAGAATCTTTATTGGTTATAACTCCTTTGTAGTTCTGTTCATTTTCTACATACTTTACTATAGTACTATCTTTAAAAGATATGATAGTATCCTTATGTAGAATAACCTGCTCTAATACTGTTATTGAATCTCTGGCAAAACCTAACTGCTTGCCGCAGTAAGTTCTTTCCTCTTTAATGATTAATGCTTTCCTTAATGTAGTACAGGGTACACAGCAAGTATCAATCGAAGCTTTCTGTGAATAGAGCGGTGACGTCATTATTAGACATAGCACCAATACGTTTAATATCTTCTTCATGTTGTTTATGTTCTTTGGCGGCTAAAGCTGCAGTGTTTCCTAATTTGGCTGTTAATTTTTTAATTTTACCTTCCTGGAGGGTATTTAAAGAATCAAATTTTGCAATCTCCTTATGGTTAATGAGAATGGCGTTGTTTAGGGAATCGATTGTTCTTTGGTATCCTTCAACGTTTGGTAATCCTGCCGTATCTTTAGTGTGTAAGGAATATAGTGAAGCACCACCTAAGATAACCAGTAAGATTATAATTATATTCTTTATGTTGTCTTTCATGATTTATATATCTTTAATAGTAAAACACCTTTGCCTTTTATAACCCGGTGCCAGTCGTGTCTTAATATAAATATAGATGTGTTTGGTTCTAAATCAAAAGGAAGTCCATCATCAAATTGAAACCCCCATCCTTTTCCGGATTCTATTACTTCAACTACCCGATCTTCATTATCCCTATGCCACATTAGGTGTATTGGATCTATATTGGATCCGAATTCCCTTATAGTGTATTCCTCGGTGACTTCTAGATCTTTGTAGGGTTTCTCCATTCTTCTAATCCTTCTAGTTGTTCTTTTGTCCAGTGGCTGTAGTAGTTGGTTAATTTAAGACTATTTGACTTAGAAAGCAAGTCTGCTAGGTCTTGTACTACCCATAAATAACAGCCAGTAAAATTAGTGGTCATTCCTTTAATGGTAAAGGGGGATCTTGGGTCGTTATCCAGTATTAGTTTGTTACTATTCCTAAAAGCAAGGTTCAGTTCTCTAGTTTTTGCTTCTAAGGTTTCTTCTCTGTATAGTTCATAATCAAGCAGGTAGAAAATACATACTTTATAAAGTTGTACGTTAGCATTTTTAACCTGTGTTGCAATAATATCCAGATTACTCTCTTCAATTGTATATTCCTTAGAGGTTATAACGGATTTAGCAAATGGGCAGATTGGTATATTACTTAGTTCCGGTCTAGGGATTGTAAGTTCATCAAACCATCTTTTAAGCTTTTCTTCCATGTTGGTTTATTGAATAAGGGTGTGTGCATAGTCACTATAGCAGTCGTCAAAGTCTGAATAATTAACTGTTACTTCTTCTCCTATTGCTATATCTCTCGCTGCTACCATGTATAAGGATCCGCTAACTATAGAATTCGGAGTACTGCTGTGATTTTGAAATATAGAATTATCGCAAGATGAATATAGGTACTCACCTTCTTTCCAGAAATATGTATCTATGAACTTTTTTTGAGTTTTATTGAGTTTCTCTATGGAGCTTTCGTGAATTTTAATATCTAAACCTTCTATAAACTCCCATATCACAGTATCTTTCTTTATAACCTCATTTGCAAAAACTCCAAAACCTTTGTCTTTGGTTTTTTCTATGTATAAATCAACAGTAAACATCCTACGGAGTCTTTATGTTTATATCATAATAAAAAGAATCAGTATCCTCAGTGATCCATTTATCTGCTACTGATTCGACTGCTGGTAATGCTTTATCGACTTTAATATCTTTAGGATTCATGGGGAACTCAGCAGTTACCCAATTAGAGTCTCTCCAGTATATTCTATTATTCGGCATACAGAGCAGGTATCCATCATCTGCTACTAATACATGTCCGGCTTTATAATCAGTTGGTTCATCTGAATATGGATTATCATACCAATCCACAGTAAATAAGTATGTTGCCCATACTTTAGTTTTATCTCTAAGCAAGACTTGACATCTTTTTTCTATGAGAAAGGAGTATTTTTTAACTGTTACGTTATAATCAAAGCAATCCCAGAGTTGTTTACAGTAGAAAGGGACGTCTTTTTCAGGTTCTTTTATAAAGATTTCTGATAATGGTACACGGGATCTTACCATTCCATAGTCAGTCATAACGTGGAAGGTTAGGATCTTACTGGTTACTGATTGGATTGCGAAAGCATAGGCATTGTCATACTTACTCTCATCTTTTGGGTTGTGAGTGAAATGAGAACGTCTTACTAAGCATTTAAAATACGGAATGTTTTCATTCAGCATTACTCTTACTTCTAATTAACAACTCACCTAAAACCTCTAAACGGCCAACCTCTCTTTGGAATTCAATTTGAGTCATATCTACGGATATTTTTTTGTAGGTTTCGTCAAATTCTTTCTTTGCTGCTTCCATATCTAGTTTACCCTCCACAGCTTTTTTATAATACGGAGCTTTTACTTTAAAGTGATGCCAAGTAAGTAGTGATAGCCCTCCTTTTTCATGAGCGTTATCTGCAATTTTAGCTGCTCCTTTGCCTCTAGTTTCGGCAAATTCGTTAAAAGTCTCTTTAACTTCTTTTAGTAGATCTAATAGTCTCATTTTTTCTTTTTCTTTTTTCTCCAGCTTCCGCCTTTTTTCTTATACCATTTAGAGGCCCATAAGTTAGCGTAAGCGGATGGATATTTATCAAACTTTGCTCTAGCAGCTGATGTAGCTCTAGACCATAATTTTTTATTAGTAGGAGTATAATCTGATTCTAGTATTTGTAGAATCTCAGTTACTCTTGCTTTCCTAGTGTTAGAAACAAATTGCCCTGAGGCTTTTTTCTTTTTCTGTGCAGTAGCTGCTCTTTCAGATTTAGATAGTGATTGTGCTTTAGCTTGTGGTAGACATCTATCTGGTCTTTGTTTATTTTTTGAAGTACCGCAGGGGCCGGCAATATCACCATCAGAATCAATACGAACCCACTTCTCCTTAACCCAGTCTCTAAGAGTACGCTCTTGTAATACTTTACGGATTATAGAGTCTAGGTTTTTCATATTCAATACACTGTTGTGGATTCGGTATTAGATTAAAAGTAAGTCTGCTCGTAATAAAGTATTTCAAAAGAATTACTGACATTCACAAGCTGTGCTGCATTTAATAGGTCTGCATACTCTGCTACTGATTCTCTTTGTCCGATTCTTAATTCTTGTAAGAAGTCGAATGTAGCTAAGTCTGAAGGAAATACTGCTGTCGATACTCTGTTATATGCTGAAAATAAATCAAATTCTAATCTGTATGCTTTGTTAACAATATCAATAAGGTTTGTAAAATCGGGTATTAGCTTAATTGGTGCAATTACCGGGAGGACGTTCCAGTCTACCATGTATTTTTGAAGTTGCTCTGCATGAGTTAGTTCATTAGCAGCTTCTGCTGCAAAGAATGCAGCTGCCTTATTATATGCTTTATCTTTACACCAGTTTGCAGCATTTCTATAAAAGTAATGAGCAGTATACTCATCCTTGAGTCTTTCAGAGAGCATCAAAACCACTTGAGGGTCAAGAGTAACAGGTGTTAGGATCTCAGCAGGGTTTGCTGATTCTAGTTCATTTAGTGATTTCAATTTGGTTTTCATTTAATGTTATTATAAATAGTTTACTTCTCCTTATGTTGATTCTCCCAGTTCTTCGGTCTTCCCGGAAGTAGGCCTGGTGGAGTAGGCTGGTCTATACGGTGTCTACTGGTTTTAAAGGTTTCTGGATTGTGGTACCACTTGTAAGTATATTTAACCATCGGGTTATTTTCTCCTTGCCACTTTCCGGTTTCTAAGTTATGCTTTCGTATTGTCTCTGCTATCTTAGCTTTATGTTCTTGCGTTTTTGTTTTTCCTTTCTTTGACATGCTTATTTTCTGCATAACCTCTTCTTGTTTGCTATTGTGATTCTTTCTTAAATTAGCTCTATGTTCTTCTGTAAAGACGCGGTTTTTCATTGCTTCGCTAATTTTTTTCCTAACTTCTTCTTTTTTAGGGTTGTTCGTAAAGGTATCCCCTCCATCTCCTCCTTTTGATATATTATACCCGATAGTTCGAGCTGTTGTATTGTAGTGTTCAATCCAGTACTTTTCTCTCTCCCCTAAAAGTATTCTATCAGAAACTTCTTCTAAAACTTCCTTAGTGTGGTTTACTTTTCCGTATTTTTTCAAAGAACGTCTTATTAATTTACCTGAGCCATAGTACTCCAGACGATCTGCTTCATCTTTACCGATGTAAATTTTACCTGTTACGAGATTAGTTATTTTGTATATTTGCATCTATTATAAATAGGTGCATACCTAGGTAAAATTACCAGTATCCTGAGTAAGTTCCCTTTAATCCTAAGAGTTTAGCAAACCTTGGCAATCTACAGCTCCAGTAACCTGGTTTAGTTTTATCTTTTTTACCTGCACAGTTATGTCTTTTTGCAAAGTTTGTCCTGGCTGCTGAATCATTTATTTTGGCTTTTAAGCCGGTTGTACCCCCGAAAGATACTTTTTTAATTTTTTTAGTTTTAGGATCTTTGACGTAAACGTAAAATTTCTTAGAGCCGCCTCTTTTAGGTTTCCCTAACTGTACTTCC